ACGAATAGCCGCCGAAATCGAAGATCGGTCGCCAGTCCGCGTTCCCGACGTCCTCGACCGCGCGATTGTTGAACCAATGGAGGAATGCGATCGCGGGGTTATCGATGGTCAGCCCCGTCGTGTCCCCGACATCCTCGAACCCGCAGACGTTGACGACGATCGGCACGCGTCCCTCGACCGCCAACTGGATGGCGGGATGATCCGGTCGTCCGAGGATGACCGTCCAACGACCCGTCGCCGTGTCCCAGTACTGATCCGGGAACAACCAGCCCGGTTGCGTCGGGACGAACAACCAGTCGCCGAACGCGGACGGGTCGACGCGCGCGCGCGTCGTCGCCGGGTCCTCGCTGACGTCCGCGGCGTAGACCGCCTGAATCTTGCCGACCGCCTGTGCGGACACGAGGAACATGGGCATATTGCCGAGCGATTCCAGGGGGCCCGGATCGATCGTGACGTCCTGTATGTGGCGACATTCCCAGCTCCCGATCGGCGTGTCCGCGTCCGCGTCGGAGACGGACCCGTAAATCTCGGGACATGCCTTCCCGTAGAGGGACTGTACCGGCTGATTGTCGTGAATCGTCCGGTCGATCATCCGGAGCGGACTCGTGGCGTCGACGGCGTTCGCGCTGGTCATGCGCGCGGAGAGTTCGTCCTATACGGTCAACGTCATCGTCAGCTGTTGACCCGCGGTCCATGACTGCACGCGTCCGCGGAAGACCCGTTGCGGGGTCCCGCCCGCGCGAATCGTGTCGAGGTCCGCGACGAGATATTCCACGAGCGCGAAATGCAGGGTCCCGGCGAACGCCGCGGTCCGCAGACTCCGATCGGTATCGGCGAGGACCGTCGTCACGGTCGACGCCTGCGGGCCGCCGTCGCCATCGGTCAACCGGCGCACCACGGTCCCGAACGAGAGGACGCGTCCGACCTTCGGCGTGCCGTGCGGAATCGCGGCCTTGGCCCACCGCATCACGGTGCCGCCGACCAACGTGACCTCGACCCAGACGATCGGGACCGTCGCGAGCGCGAGGTCCGGTCCCGCCGCGGGATTCGTCCCGGCGGGCATCGCGCCGCCGCCCGTACACGGGTCCGCGGCGGGAATCGGTTCGTGGTCCTCGTCGATGCCGACGAGCAGGACGTGTTGCGTGACCTTCTGAATTTCCGCGGCGCTGGCCGTATAGGTCAACGCGGCGAGACCCCAGTATTCGGTCGGGACTGAAATGCCCCAGGATATCGGCGTCGAGACCGCCAGTCCGGTTTTCGTCGCGCCCGCGGACAGCTGGTTGTAGAGCGGTCCCGGCGCGGTCGCCATCCCTTCCTCGTTCCAGACCTCCGTGCTCCCGATGTCGGCTAACACGTCCTGCGATGGCGAATTCCAGCCAAGCCAGTGGACAATCGGATTCCCGGCCGCGCTCGCAATGCGGAGGAACGGCGCGAGTCGTTCGCCGTACTCGCCCGCGGCGTCGAAGGTATACGCGGCGATCGAGGACGGCGTCCCGGTTAGGTTCATCGCCCCGATCGAAATCAACCGGGTCGATGCCATGGTGACCGTGAGCGTCGCGACGCCGACAAAGGGCGACGCGAGCCGCCACCATTCCATCGTGTTGCCCTTGACCGCCTTGTGTCCGCCGCGCGTCAACGCGACGCCGTTGAACGTGATGCCCGCGACGGCGTTGGTCGTGTCGAGACCGCCCGCGCTCGCATACCAAGTCACGAATACGAAGAGCGCATCGGCGGTCGAGTTATACAGAATCGACAGCGGACTGGTCGGCGACGCGTCGGCTTTGAAGCCGTGGTTCACCGGCGCAATCGTGACGAACGACAGAATGCTGCCGAGGGTTTCGGTCGTGCCGTCCGTGATGACCGCGCGGAAATAGTAGGTCGTGCCGAACGCGAGACTCGACAGGTTCGCCGAAAACGCGACCGGCGAGGACCCGGACCCGAGCGCGATCGGCGTCGTCGTGTTCGCGATGGGCGGCGAGACCGTATCCCATCGGAAAAAGCCACTGATCGACGTCCCGTTCGGCGTTGCGGTCCCGTTGAGCGTCGCGCTCGTCGTCGTGATCGCCGTCGCGGCGAGCGTCGTGACGGTCGGGACGCTCGCGACCGGCGCACTCGCGATCAGGACCGCGACATCCAGGACGCGGTCGACCGCATCGGTAATGGTGCAGGACGCACGCGCGGCGAGTCTCGTGCCCGCAGCGATATAGGTCAGAACGGTCAGCGAGCGAATCGAGAGGCGTTGATCGTTGAGATTCCCGCTGATCGACATCCGCAGATCCGGGACGAGTACAGATTCCGCGCCCGCCGCGCCGGTCGCGACATCGACTGCCCAGATTGCCGTTGTCGGCGCAACATTGCCGCCCGCGGCGAAGAGCGGGACGAGGACTTGCGCGAGGGTCGCTGTCGCGGACGTCAGTTCGGCATAGCTGCCCTTCGTGTTCGCGGTCGTGCCCGGGTCGATCGACTTCCCGCCACTGTCAGACGTGTCCGCGCCGTAGTTGACAAACGTCGCGCATCCGGGCGTGTCGCCTGCCGCGATCAGCAGCAGCGCGAGCCAGACACTTCCGCTCGCCATGCTGGACGCGGTTCGGGCCGCGACGCGCGTCCCACTCGCGATCGCCAGTGGCAACGAGACGAGTCCCGACCCATGATGGGTCGTGACCGTCTGGTTCATGTCAACGAGAGCATTCGGCAGGACGACCGTTTCCGCCCCCGCCGCGCCGGTCGCGACATCGATGAGCCACCGTCCCGCGGTCGCCGTCGCGCGGGTGATGATGACCTCGATCGCGTTTGCGGTGAATCCGAGCGATGCGGCGAACTGGACGTACGTCCCTTTCGTGTTGGTTCCCGCCGCGGACGTGACCTGTTGTGCGGCCGCGGTCGGTCCCGCGGGATAGGTCGCGTATTGCAGCCCGGTCGCGGTCGTCGGATAGTGCGCCATTTAGGGAGCCGTCGCGACAAGGACGGCGGCGTCGAGCAACCGATCCGTCGCGTCCGTGATGTCACACGACGCGCGGACACTGATTCGGGTCGAGGCCGCGATGTAGACGAGCAGCGGAGGAGCGGCGCGGAGATTCAGTCTGAGTTCGTTCGTGCTCGCCGTGCCGAGTCGCAGGTCCGGGACAAACACGGATTCCGCGCCCGCCGCCCCGGTCGCGACATCGACCGCCCATTGCGCGCTCGCCGCCGCGGGATTCCCGCGGACCGTGAACAACGCAACCAGGACTTGCGCGACCGCGCCACTGGACGCGGCGAGCTGGGTATAACTGCCCTTGGTGTCCGCACTCGCGCCCGGATCGACGACCGTCCCGCCACTGTCGGACGTGTCCGCGCCGTAGTTGACGAAGGTCGCGCATCCCGGCGTGTCGCCCGCCGCGACGACCGTCAGCGAAACCGTGCACGTCTCGCCGCCCGCATTGCAAGCCGTCCGGATCACGATGCGCGTGCCGCTGGCAATCGCGAGCGGAAATGATGCATGGACTTCGCCGTGCGACGCGGTCCCGCTGGTGGGCGCGCCCTCCGTCATCAGGTTCGGCAGGACGACGGATTCCGCGCCCGCCGCGCCCGTCGCAAGGTCGATCAGATAGAGCCGCGCCGCCGCATTCAGTACCGTCGAGAGAACGAGGACGGTCACGCGGTTCGCCGTGAACGCGAGGCTCGACACGAATTCGCTATACGTCCCTTTCACGTTCGCCGAGCCAGCCGTGATCGTTTGGGCCGCGGCCGTTGGACCGACGGGATAGGTCGCGTATTGCACGCCCGTCGCGGTCGTCGGATAGTGCGCCATCAGTCGACCGGACGTCGCGCCCGCGCGATGAACGCGCGCGTCTCCGGGTCCCATTCCTGATCGTCGGTTGGTGTTGCGGAGAGTTCGACGAGGACGAGTCCGTGTTTCTCGAGGACCGATGCGGGCGCGATGCCGTGCGCGGTCCCGCACAACGGACAATGACCCGCGCACGACGCGGCGAACTGCGGGTCGCCGCAGTGCCGACAGTTCGGGAATCCGTCCGGACACTCGCTTGCCGCGGTCGTCCAGAGGTCGCCCACGCGGGGCGCGGTCGGTTCGAGCGCCTCTGCCGCGAGATGCGCGCGGAGTTCCGACATCCCGGCACGACGATACGACTCGAACGCGAGCCGTCGGCGTCCCGCCCACGCTTTGTCGACATCGTCAATGACGAGCGCGTACTGCGGCATGAGGTCCTCCGGTTACAAAACGGTTTCACCGCCCCAGCCGCACGCGTTGACCTCCGCGGCGGTCCAGGGGTCAGCGGTAAACGGGTTGCGCTGGTCCCAGCGATCGATCGCGCGCCACGCGGTCGAGACGACCGACCGCCACGGATCGACGTCGACGCCGTGTCCGTCCGCGTTCCGAATCAGCGGCGCGAAACTGGGCGAGGTCCCGGACGCGTTCCGGACCAACGCGATCGCACGCGTGCCGACAATCCGTTCGTCCGTGATCGGGTCGTGTTGGACGCAGTACCGCTGATCGAGGGCGGACGCGGCGATATAGGTCGTGTCGTCGTCGGGCGTCGGGTCGTCGATCGCAGCGGGAATCGTCGCCGTCCCGACCGGGACATAGCCGGTATAGAGCGCGGGTTCGATCGGTCGACACACGCGGACGACGTACCCCGGGCGCAAGTCCGCGTAGCCCGCCTGTGCGTAGAGATGACTCTGAAACAGATCGGGCGCGAGACCGACGAACACGCCGCCCCAAGTGGACGGCGCGACCGCGGTCCCGATGCCGTTGACACGCACGATCGGGTCGCGGTTCAACCAGACCTCGACGGCCCCGTTCGCCTCGTCGAGGACCCCGGTCATCCCGAGGCGCAATTGTGATCCGGTCGTGAGCGCGCTCGCGGAGGTCGCCAGTAGCGCCGTCATCGCGCCTCGCCACACGCTGACCTTGCCGTCCGTCCGGAGGGTCATGGCCACGTGCACGTCGCCACCGGTCGTCGTGACCGCCATCAGAATCTTTTCCGCGGACGGGAGCGTGTCGATCCGGAGACGATGGCCGATGCCGAACTCCGTCGAGTCGGACAGGCCCGTCGCGAACGTCAGCACGTACGCGTCCTCTGTCGCGCCGGTCAACGCGGACCCGCCGAGATAGCCCTGTCCCGCGATGACCTCCGCGTCCGCGTGCGCCTCGTTCCAGAACCGCGCGAGGGTCGCGGTCGTGTAATAGTCCGGTTGATCGTGCCAGACCGCGCGCGCCATCAGAGCGCCACTCCCCCGTTGACTTCCTCGACCGCGATCGGTTGATCGACGAGACCGACCGCGGTCCCGTCGCGAAATTTGCCGTGCCCGATCCGGTAGGTCTCCGACCGGTGGTCCTCGACGAACTGGACGAGCATGACCGCGTCGTCGTCGACGTCCGGGACCAGCGTCCAGGGCACGATCGATCCGTGCGCCTCGCGCGCGACCTCGCGCAGAAAGTTCCGTTGCGTCGCGTCAATCGCGAGCGCGGCGTATTTCCGGGTCCGCACCGGAATCTGATACTGCAACCGCTTCCCGTACGAGGTTCGCTGTTCAATCCGCGGGAACACATCGACGAGTTCCCAGTCCCACCGCACACGGACCAGCGTCCAGTCCGCCAGCATCAACAATGTCCCGATCGCGACCGGCGAGGGCGCGCCCGCGATCGCGACCGTCCACGTTGACGCGGTCGTCCCGGAGAGTCCGCGGAGGTCCCAGTACACGTTGCAGCACAAGCCATCATCCGGCGACGGGACGACGGTCGGTTGTGCCGTCATGCCGCCGCTGTTGGTCAACGTGAGAGTCAACCCGCGCAGGTTCGTGTTGATGAGCGCGAACCCTTTCAACGCGGTCGCCGCGATCGTCGCGACCAGCGACACGGACCCGCCGCTCGTGGACTTCGCGACGACGTCCGGTTCGAGCGTTTTCAAGTTGGCGATCGGATAGCTCGTGTCCGCGGACGTCCCGCTCCACGCGAGGGACGCGGTCGACGTGACGTTGTCGGACGGTCGAGCGACGAGCGCGCCTGTCATGCCGTGACCAGACTGCGACGGAGGATGGTCCGGGACCCGTTCGCGTTCTCACGGACGATCAGGTCGACGAGCGGACCGACGATCGCCTCCGCGATCGCGCGCGGGTCGTCGACGCCTTGGACCGTGATCGCCCCCGGTTGAATGTTGACGGTCGTCGCCGTCGTCCGCGGTTCCGCGGACCCGAGCTCCGGGAACTGTTCGCGCATCCGCGCGATGAGGTCCGCGCGTTGTTCCTCCGTGTTGATCCCGCCAATGAAACTGGTCAACCCTGCGCCCGCGACGCGACCCCATGCCGCGCGCAATTCCGCCATCGTGTCGGCGGCATAGACTTCCGTGATCAGTTTGTTCGCGCGTTCGCCGACGACGCCGACCTGTTCGAGGGCTTTGATGAACGACTCATACGGCGAGAATTGCCCGCCGAACTGGTCGACGAATTTTTTGAACATCGCATCGCGTTTCGGGTTGACTTCGATGCCTTCCTCGCCGCCGCGGAACAACCCTTTCTGTCCAATGAGGTAGCCGAGCGCGATCGCGCCCGCCGCGCCGCCCGCGACGCCGAGTCCGACCGTCGAGACACCCGCAGCGGTTCCGCCCGCGGTTCCCGCGGCGGGCGCGGCGGTCGCCGTGGTTCCTCCGGGTCCGTAGATCAGACCGGGAATCAGTTTCCCGCCCGCGTTCGGAATCAATCCGCCGCCGCCGAACAGTTTCCCGATCAGACCTCCGACGACGTTCCCGATGATGCCGCCCGTTCCGCCCCCGCCGCCCCCGCCGCCCCCGCCGCCGCCCAGGAATTTGCTGGCGAAATTCCCCGCGATCGCGTCGAGCATCTTGTTCAGAAACCCTTCGATGAAATGGTTCAGCATGTCGGCGAGGATGTTCGCGAACGCTTGTTTGATCGAGTCCCAGATATTGATGAATCCCTCTTTGAACCCCTGCAACCCGGCGAGCATGTCGCCGAAGGACTGCGACATCGTTCCGCTGATGCCGCGAATCGCGTCCTGAATCGCGGGACGGACGACGCGTTCCCAATACGTCGGCAGTTCCCCGCTCGCGCGTTTCTGTGCCTCGACCATCTTGCGCCACGCCTCTTGCGCTTCGCGCGAGGTCGCGCCCGCGACGCGGACGATCGCCTCGTAATCCTCTTTGGCGACGCGCGCGAGTTCGTTCAACGACTTCTGCGACGTGATGCCCATGCGTTCCATCGCTGCCGCCGAGCGACCCGCGTTCCATTCCTCCGGCGACAGGATCTTGTTGACGTCTTTGAGACCGCCGCCGATCGTCGAGAAAATCGAATCGAGGTCGTACCCCGATGCCGCCGCGGTTCGGAGTCCGCCCGTCAACCGGTCGAGTTCCTCCGTCGTCTGTCCGAGCGAAATGCCATACGCGACCATGCCGCGCGTATCGAACCCGACGTCCTGCAACCGTCGCGCGGCCGCGCCCGCCGCGTCATACGCCTCGGCGAGTCCTTTGACTTCAATGCCGGACGCCTTCGCCTTCGCGACGAGGTCCGCCAGTTTCGGGAGCTGCGCGGCGAGGACGCGATCGAGGTCGAGACCGTCGCGGACCGCTTGCGCCTGTTGTGCCGTGAACTCGCGGAGCGCGGCGTTGACGGACTGTTTCGTGACCAGACCCAGTGATTCGAGTGCGGCGCGGAGGTCCTTCGTGCGTGCGGCCGCTTCCGCTTGGGCCGCGGCATTCCGTGTCGCCGCCTCAGCGGCCTGTCGGTCCGCTTCCGCTTGGAGACCGATCAGGGCTGCGGCGTCCGCGGCGTCGAGCCGTTTCTGCGTTTCCGCGGCGACCTTGGCTTGTGCCTCCGCGTTCGCGGTCGCTTGCACGGCCGCTTTCGCGTCCGCGGCGGACATCTGTTCGATACCGGTCGTCAACCGGAACAGCTTCGCGCCGAGCGCGTCGGACGAGAGCGCCCATTCCGCGATGAAGTTTTTGACCGACTCCATCTTGCCGATCTGCCACGCGGCGAGGACCGCGCCGATCGCGAGGGCGACCAGTCCCAACGTTCCCGCCGTGATGCCCGCGGCGAGACCGACGCTCTGAATCGCGGTCGCCATCGTCGTGAAAATCGCCGAGTTCGAGAACAGTCGCCACAAGGGACCCGCGGTCAACGCCAACGCCGTAATGGTTCCGCTGACCGCCGTAATGCCCGACGCCCAGGTGGCGATTTCCTGATGCGACGCGACCCATTGCGCGACCCCGTCCACGAAATCCTTCAATTTCGCGGTCGACTTCCCGACCGCATCGCCGAAGTCCGCTTGCGCCTTCCCGGACTGCGACAGGACGCGTTGTCCCTCTGCAAGGACCGCGTTCGTGACCGCCTGTTTCTTTTCCTGTTCGTCGAGGTCCTTGACCGCCTTGTGCAGACTCGCGGCGTAGACCTCGACCGCTTTCGCGGCGTCGATGTTCAACCCGATCGTTTTCAGTTGTCGGTCCTGTCCCGTCGCCATGACGTTGATCAACGTCTCGAACGCTTGGGACGTGTCGCCGCCGATCCGGTCGGCGAGGACTGCCGCGACATCCGCGGTCTGCGTGAACTGGTCCGCGGTCAATTGGAGTCCCTGCGAGAGACCGGTATTGACCGTTTTCATAATCTCGAACTGCGACATCGTCCCGAGGGTCGCGCGCTGGAGGTCCTCCAACATGACGTCGGCGGATTCCCCGATCGCGCCGGTCAACAGGTCGAACTGTTCCCGGACGTCCGCGACATCCGCGCCTCGCGCGCCAAGGGTTCCGATGCCGGCCGCGAGACCCGCGACCGCGGTTCCGACCGCGCCGACCGCGGTTGCAATGTCGGCGAACGAGAGTTTCGCGCGCGCCGCTTCGGTGGTGATTTTGGAGAACGACTCAGGGATGGCGATGCCGAGCGCCTTCATTTTGTCGGTCGCCGCGCCGACCGTCGTCTGAAGGCGTTGGAGTTCGGTTTGACTGAGTTTCGAGACCCCGCCGATGTCGTTGACGGCCTTGACCATCAACGTCGCTTGTTGAATGACCGCTTTCCCGGAGAACGAGTTCGCCATCCGGTCGAGGGACGACCCGACCTTGGCGGCGTCGGTCTGGAACGACGTCAGCTTGGCGGACGCCTTTGTGACTGCGTCGTAAAAGTTCCCGAAGTCGGCGACGAGTTTCCCGGTCAGCGCCATTCCGCATCACTCGATTTCGCGTTGCTGTCGTTCGCGTTCCTTGACCAGTTCCTCTAACAGGACCTCATACACGTCAACCGGCAACGACTGGACCGCGTCCCAGGTCCAGTGCATCAGGCGACAGACGTTGAGGTCGACGACGATTCGGTCTCGCCAAAAGGGCTGGCCTTGTTCGCCTCACGTTCCCGCGTGTTGTCGTTGTCGTGGCGTTGGACCGCCTCGAGGATTTCTGCGAAGCTGGTCACGTCCAACGCGTCGAGATAATTCGCGACGACCTCGATCGGTTGTCCGCGGATGACGACCGGTTTCCCGTCGTCATCGACGAACGACCAGTCGAGCAGATACGCCAACACGGTCTCGAACGGCGCAAACGTCATGTCGACGATCGGCGCGGTCGCCCCGTTCCCGTTCAACGGAACCGGTTTCATCAGTCGCGCGTAGACCTTCCGTTGTTCGCCGGAGGTCAATTCCCGTTTAACTAAAATCCAGTCGCCGTTGCTGATGTCAATGCGGACTGTGTCCGGTCGTACGAATCTGGACATCGGACCCTCGTATGTACTCGCCGAGACGGGCGACGACGCGCCCGTTCTGCATCTGCAATTCCAGGATCGGCCATCGCCATTCGCCGCTCTTTGTGGGCGCGACGAACGTCAACGGTCGCCGTGACAGGTTGAACGCGTTCGACATGACGCACGTCCCGGACAGGAACGTCTCGCCTTTGCTCGTGCGCGTGACGCGATAGCCGTTCAGCGCCGCGGCCGTGAAATACGACCAGTCGATCCGACCGACGACGCCGTTGACGGTGTACGCGCCATCGCGCGCGGGCATCGGCATACGTCACGCCGCGAGCGGTTCGCCTTCGACTTGTCGACGCGCGAGCAACGCCGCAGGACCTTCCAACGTCCAGTCGCCCGCCGCGACAAAGTTCCCGGACAACGTGACCGCGCCTCCCGACGAGACGTTGATCGATGCGTCCAGGTAGCCCTTGCCCTCGAAAAAGAACGTCGGTTCGTCGCGCGCCGGGACCAGATTGAGCGTGACCGGCGTTGTCCCGCCCGCGACTTGGAACAACAGCGGCGAGGAATCGGAATTCCAGAATCCGCCATACGTCCCTTTGATGTCCTTCAACCCGAGGACGTACTGTTTGTTCGCGTCGCCGAACGCCGTGACGTCGACCTGATCGCGCGCCTGATCGAGCGTCCACGAATTCAGGTCCGCGACCTCGACGACCGCGGTCCCGCCGAGCGGGTCCATCTTGACTTGTCCATAAATCCCGTGTTTGCGTCCCGCCATCGTCGTTGCTCCTATGCGTTAAGGGTTGACGCTCATCACGACGCGATAGCGCGCCCCGCGATGCAGGAACCGAATCGCCGGATCGACGACGTCCGTTTCCTGATACTGAATCGGTTCCTCTCGAAAACACGCCATCGGCGAATAGCCCGCCGCCTCGAGGACGTTCTGTTCCAACAACACGTCGATCCGTTCGGTCGCCTCGACGCTGACCGTGCCCGCGTTCGCGACCGTCGTCCGGACGATCGTCTGGACCTGATACAACCGCGCCTCGTACGACCGTCCGCCGAACTGATGTTCGTCAACCGCATCGGTCAACGTGATCATCCCGAAGCGCGTCCCGTTCTTTGGCGACTCGTCGAACCAGAACCGGTCGGGCAGGAGCGCGACCAGCTCCGCGTCGCCGTTCAAGCGGGCGAGCAACGCGATGTCGATCGCGGACGACTCAGGCACGGTTCGTCGCCTCCAGCCCTTTGTCCTCTAACAGCGCGGCGAGGTCCTCGTACGTCGCGCGTCGTTCCTGTTCCATGACGGGCACGAACGCATGGAGCGGAGGCGCGGGCGGCATCACGCCGCGGAACGCGCCCTGTCCGGTCGACCGTGCGACCGTGCCGTACTCGAAAATGTGCGCGTGTTTCGCGCGTGCACGGACGACGAGCGCGACCCCGAATCGACCGGTATCCTGAAATTCAGTCACGACCGATCCGGCGAGGTTCCCGGTATGCCAGTGCGATTGATAGTTCGACCGGATCTGTTGTGCGGCGTTGGACCCATGCCGTTGCACGATGCTGCCGCCCTCCGTCGTGAGGTCGGAGGGCAGGGACCGGAGTTCCTCCAACAATCGCGGCAGACCGATGATGTCGAGACGACTGCTCATGGCACGACTTCCTCACACGTCAATTCCAGGGTCACGCCGCGGAGGTCCGGGTCACGCACGCCGGTCACGTTGAACGCGCGACCGTCCTCCATCCAGATGCGCGTGTCCGTCGTGACCTGCGGATGGAAATCCATCGTCACGATCCGGGTCGCGGTCGCAAGGACCGTGCTCGCGGGGTCGCGCTCGAGATTCCGCGGCGGGTTGTCGAGGACCGCCGCGTCCATCTGCGCGGGGTCAAGGTCGACATACTCGTACGAGAATCCGCCGACGCCGTCCGGAATGGGCGGTCCCGGATTTCGCAACGTGATTTCGTGACGTCGTTGACCTCTCGTCGCGGGCATGTCCTCACCTGTAGGCCGGATGACGGAAGCGAATCAGGATCGGATCGATTTCCGCCCAGATCCCTTTGTCCGTATAGAGGTCGTCGCGCGTCGCGGGGTCGTCGCCGCGATGTTCATACAGATACGCGGTCATCATCAGAATCGCCGTCTTAATCGGGAGCGGCGTCGTCGTCTCGTCCCATGTCGGATCGGCGTTCGCCTTCAGATAGTCGAGGACGATCGCGGAGGCGGCGTCGACCTTCATCTGGACGTCCGCGTCGTGTGCCGTGCCCTTGACCCGCAGATGCGTCTTTGCGTCATTCAACGAGACGTGCGCCACGATCCTCAACCGTCCTTTCTCGTCGCGCGTCCGCCGTCGCGACCGTGTTTGACAATCAACCGGAATCGCTCATGGTCGAACCGCGCGGACGCGTGTGATTCGAGACAGACCCAGAGCGAGCCGCGATGCGTGACGACGTCGCCCAGGTTGTAGGTCGTGCCCGCGGCCCAGTTCGTCGGGACCTTCAACGACTGCGTCCTGAGCGTGTCGAGGTCGAGCCGCAACGCGCGGAGCTCGTCCTGTAGCGCGTCATCGACCGCGCGCGCGACGAGCGCGCTGACATCGCAGGCCGCCATCAATTCAGCGGTCGCGTCCGCGTCCCGCTGCATACGTTCAACCGCCTTTCTGTCGGGCGCGTCGTCGCCTCGAGGACGACGGAGGTCGGTCACGTCCACGCGTGGCGGGGTCGCGGCGGTCGGTTTCGCGAACGGCTTGTCCGCGTCCCGCTCCGCGAGCGCGGCGAGCGAGTAGTACTGCTGCTGCGCCATCGGCGACGCGCCGCCTTTGACAGACCCGAGTCCGAAGTATTTCAACCGCGCCTCGTCGGGCGACATGACCGCCCCGCCGATCGCGTCCGCCGCCGCCTTCGTTCGCGTCAACGTGTCCATCCACAACAGGTCGTTGATGTCGAACTCCGTTCCGAGGGTCGGTCGCGGGAATTCCAGTCCCTTATCCAACGTCGCCTCGAACGACGCGAGCAACGATTGAATGCACTGCGAGTAGTACTGCTGGAGCAGAGGTTCGACGTTCGCGTACGGGGGCGGCGGTCCGATGCCGACCATATAGGGCGGGACGTGATAACAGGAACAGACCGTCTCGCCGGTCCAACGCAGTTGTTCGATGAACTGAGAGTCAACCGCGTTGACCGACAGTCCCTCGTACTTGAGACCGTCGCCGAGGACCGCGGTCCGTCCGACGTTGGGTCCCGTATAGTTTTCGTCGAAGTACTCTTTGGCGCGTTGGACCGCGTCGTCCGACAGATGTCCGGGCGCAGTGAGGATGCCCCCAGGTCGCGCGCCGTTCGCGAACAACAGACTCGATTGCTTCTGCATATTCAACGCTTGGAGCGCGGACGCGCCACACGCGAACAACGGCGTCACGCCGCAGAGCGGATGGAAGATCGGACACATCAGGTCGTGCAGGATTTCGCTCGCCGGGACGAGCACGTCGGTCACGTCCGGATCGCCCAACCAGTTCAGATCCTCACGGTGCAATTGATAGAACACGCTCCCGTCCGCGCCGACCATCGGCGTGACATACGCGGGGTCGAGGACGTACATCGCGACGACGACGCCGCGGTTGTCGCGTTGTTTCAGGACGTAGGTATTCCCTGCGATCAGTTTGGAGATGATCCAACGTTCAATAAATTTGATGATCGTCTGGTAGCGGTTCGGGACGCGGAGGACCGGCGAGTACGCGGGATTCGTCGTCTCATGCCACACGCCCTCGTTGTCCTGTTCGACGAGTCGCAGACGGAGTTTCGCGACGTCCGACGCAATCAACGTCACGCACGCGAACACGGCGAAATTGGCGAGGACCGATTCCGCGCGGAGTTCCTCGTTCCGTTGCCACGCGCCGGTATAGGGTTCGCGGACGACAACCGGGAGCCAGCCGCGACCGCCCGCCAACCAGCTATTCGAGGACAACGGTCGCAACGCGGTCTGAAGGGCTTTCGTGACGAGATAGCGGACGAGGGTCATGGCGGGAATCCGCGCGCGGGTCCGTGGAGCGACTCACGAAACCCGCGCGCGTCGGGCGCTACCGGGAGGGCGCGACCGGTTTCGCCGCCGATGCCGCACTCGGCGAACGACGTGCCGCCGCGAGTGCGGCGGGACTCGGCGCGTAGCTTGCGCCGGTCACGATCTGAACTGCGACGTCACGTCCGCGCTTCCAATTGACCCACCTTTCCGCTCTCAGACCGACCAAATTGTTCTGCCACAAATTGACCATGACGGTCGTCGCCAGTGGCGGATTGTCGGGCGCGGAGTCCATCTGTACCGACGCCTCGCGCGAGATGTCGATCTGCACGCCACCGTCGTCCGCGTAGAGAATCGCGGACGGTTGAAACGCGATGACGTTCCCGTTCGCCGCGTTCGACGTGATGATCGTGATCCCTTCCGCCGTTCCTCCGGTCGGCGACATGTTCGGGAACATCCGATTGCCCAACGAGTCGCGAACCATGCCCATGCCGAGCGCGTTGGTCTCGCTCATGATGAGCGTCACGCCCGCGAGCGGGACGTTCGCGGCCGACAACGCGGCGAGCAACGCATAGAGGTCCGACAACGGATCATCGACGGACGAAATCGGCGTGATGCCGTTCGTAATCGACGCGGGCGACACGTTCGCGACGGCAGCGACCGCGGGGTCAATGAATTGCAGGTCGAGGAACGCCGCAATCCCCGCGATCATGTCCGCGCGAACGATCGCCTCCGCGGAGGGCGACGACACGCGAACGAGTTCCTCTGTCAAGACGATGATGCCCGCCGCTTTCGCGATGTCGAGTTTCGCGGTCCCGAATCCGAGTTTCGTCACGGCCTTCGGCGCGCCCTGCCCGACCCATCCGTACGACCCGCCCGCGGTCTGCGTCGGAACCGACGCGAGGAACGGCACGCGTCGCAGACCCGGAACCTTGCCGAGAATCGTCGCGGGTCGGAGCAGTTCCAGGAATTCCGTCGCGATGTTCTGGTACTGCGCGAGCGGTCCCGCCCAGACCGTGTCGGTCGTCGTTCCGGCCGCCACCGCCGCCTTGAGATACAACGCGACCTCCGGGGTCGAGTCGTCCCAACGTTTCGCGTACTCCGCGGCTTCCGACCAGTTCCCGCGTTTGTTCGCGATCGCCATCGCAATGCGCGTGAACGCGGTTCCCGCGGGCAGCTGTGACTTGACGACAATCGCGGTCTGTCGCGGCGTGACGACCGGCGTGACGACCGGCGTCGTGACCGGTTTCAATTCCGCCTGTTGCGCGGCGTCGAGGTCGCGGAGTCGGACCAGATGGCTGTCAAGGCTTTTGACCTCCGCAACGAGACCGTCGTATTCGGTCTGGTCCGTCTCGTTCAACGTCGTCCCGGCTTCGCCCGCGCCTTCCATGATCGCACCCATCCGGGCGACCTTGGCCGCGCGCGTGTTCGCGTTGTCCTGAATCTGTTCGGCAATGGTTCGTTTCATAGGTCGCGCGTCCTTTGTTACGCGCACAGCAACGACAGGGTCCGAATCGCCGGACGGAGACAGGCCAAGCGCGGCCAAGTGCGGAGCGTCCAACGACTTCAACGTGAGGACGGAAGCGTTGACGTTCTGCGGAACCGTGACGAGCGAGAGTTCGACGATTTCCGTTTTCAGGAAATGAATCCCGCCGCCTTTGAGAAACTTCATGCCCGCGTCGCCGACCGGACGGAACCCGATCGAAATCCCGCGCATCAGACCGGCGACGATCGACTGCCACGCTTCCTCGACACGGTCCCGCAAGGTCCCTTCGGTCTCGATTTCCGGCAGCGAGGCTGAGAACGTGATCGCGTCCGCGGTCGCGGAGAGGGTTGCGGTGCCAACCGGTTGTTTCGTGTCGTGATGGAGCAGCAACGGGAGCGGATTCTGGAAGGACGCGCCGAGCGGTTCGAGGATGTCGCCGCGCCGATCGGGGGCAGGCGTC